AAACAGACAATTGTCTTTGATTGAAATGCTTTTCCGTAGTTTGTAAAGTTTTCTACTTGACTCATTTAGAACTCAAGAATGCTTGTAGTGTTGTAAAGGAAGACCGAAGCCAATAATCAAGGTTCTTAAATGAATCAAACATCTTATCTTCTAATAACATTTTATGTAAACTTCCTCTACGAAGACCACCATCATTGGAATCCATGATACTTCGTATTCTTGATTTTGCTCTTGCTGGGATGTCAACATCTAACAATTGCATAAGTTTATAATTTCTATGTAATTTTTTACCATCATTTGATATGTTTTCTAAAACCTTTGCTTCTGATTTGTGTTCGTTGGAATACTTAAGAACATCATCTATATTAACTATCTCTTCGTCAAACAAAAGAGGTAGTTTTTTTTGAAGAGTTTTATGACCACAACCTTTAACACCATCTATGTCATCAGATTTGTCTCCATCTAATGTTCTGTATATTAGATAGTTCTTTGGTGTCATACCAAATTCATGGTCAATCCATTTCTCATCAATTGTCATCTTCTTGATTGGACTATAAACAGAAACCTTGTCATTTACCAGTTGATAGAAATCTTTATCCATTGAATAAATTACTTTCTCTGAATCAGGATATAGGTTAGAACATACATATCCTATGACATCATCTGCTTCCATACCATCAAACATCATAGTCTTTATAGGTAGTGTTTCTAAATAATCAAAGAGTCTCACAATTTGTCTTTTCATTGCTTCTTCTTCGTTTATACCATCATGAAAATCAGTTCTATTTAGTCTACGATGTACTTTTCTGTTTGCTTTGTATTCTGGAAATAACTTTCTTCGTTTAGTAGAACCACCCTTACCATCAAAAACAACAACACAAGCAGTTGGTGATGTTGTTCTAATTGCTAATGCAATTGATTTAAGAGAACCTGCTAACCCACCGACATGAAGACCATCGTCATTTGTTGCTGGGTTAACAGAGAAGTTTCTTATGAATGTATTCAAACCATCTATTAAAAGTATTCTATCGTTCTTATCTGAAAACTTTGATTGATGTTCTTTTTCGTCTACAAGGTCATTGAACATTTCCAAATAGTTCTTTGGCATATTCTATCCCTCTACTTCTTTATCATATTCAACATCTTCACCAATAGTATGGTTTGGTTTTTCTTTATATTTCATAATGAGTTTGTCACAAATCAATTCATATAAATACTCTTTCATACCATCTCTATTTAGTATTTCTTCAAAGTCTTTTGCTTGAAACTTAATATCTTCTTTACCATCAATCTTTAATGTATACCACGCTCCACCAGACTTAACGAGTTTATAGTTCTTGAGAACTTTTAATATACTACCAACATCATCAATACCAGAATCAAAGTAGATATCAAAATCTGCGTGTCTCATTGGAGGCCCCATCCTATTCTTTACTACTTGACATTTGGTTTTGATACCAATTGTTTGGTCTTGTCCAGATACTTTTTGTTTTATCTGACCAAGGTTTTTTAGTCTCAACCGAACAGAAGAATGGAATGCTAACGCCTTCCCACCACTTGTTGTCCAAGGGTCTCCAAACATAACACCCATCTTCTGTCTCAATTGATTTGTAAACAAGAGACATATACTTTCACGACTAATGAGATTTGTAACTTTTCTCATCGCTTTTGAAATTACTATTGCCTTGGTTGTCGCATAACCATCTTTATCAAAGTCTGCTTCCATCTCAACTTTCGTAGATGCTGCGGCTACTGAATCAACCACAATTGTGACTAACCTATCTTTGTCTGAACTGCGAATCGTATCTATAATATGCTCTATAGCTGAGAATATGTCTTCAATTGTATCAAGTGGTACATATAACATTTTTTCTAAATCAACGCCTATTGCTTCTAAAAAGTCATGACTAACCGCACTCTCTGTGTCAATATAAACTGCCACTCCACCCTTTTTCTGAGTGTTTGCGAGAGTATGTGCTGCCAATAACGATTTACCAGATGCTTCAAGACCTGTAACCTCTGTTATACGACCTACGGGTAATCCACCATCTGGTCGGTTAGATATTACTAAATCTAACATTGATGACCCAGTAGAAACCCAATCTCTAATTGAAGATGGTGACTCAGTAGCCCCATCAAGAAAATATGCGACCTTACCATCCTTGAACTGATTATTTAGTTTATCAGCAAGAACATCAGCAAGTTCGTCTCGTATTGTCTCTTTCTTTTTCATTAAGTTTTTCCTCTATGTAAAAAAGTGGGTAGTTAGGCGTACAAACACAGCCATCTCATCGCTTAGTTCTGTAGGATACCACCCACTATATTGATTGTCGTTTTATGAATTAAACAATTCGTCAAATGCGTCACTTACATTAGTGACTTTTGTCGTGTCTGCCGAAGTTGTTTTTTCAGTAGACTTTGTTTCAGTTGGAGTTGCAGTTTCTTTAGCAACAACTTTTTCATCTTCATCATCACTTGGGTTCAACCAATTCTGAAGAATCTCCTTCAACTCATCATAAGACATTTCTTGAAAAATATCTTTCATGTCTGTTTGATTCTCAACGAAATTCTTCATTTGAGTTTCATCTGATGATATTGGAGTTTGATTCGGTTTAACACGAATCGTTGTTGTTGGGTAAGATTTACCAGTTTCTTCTGGCATTTTTACTTCAACTTGAACATCTCTACCACTTACTGGGTCTGTGATGTCACCATAGTCTGGGTCTGCTAAGATAGATAGTAATTCTTCATATACCATCTTTCCAAAACCCCAAAACTTGACACCTTCACCCTCTTCACCACGAACAACCACTGCTGCGAATGTACGAAGTTTAGGAGTGAGTTTCTTAGACAGATTCCAATCCTCACGACTACCAGTAGATTTTAGTCTTTCTGCAAACTCTTGGATAGGGTCTGGATTACCACGAGTAATCGGTGAAAGATATGTTCTTTTATTGATGTCATAGTGAAAGTACTGCTCAATAAAAGCACCACCTACTGTGGTGTCATCTGCGAACTTATAAGGTAAAATACGAACAACTTGTTTACCAGGTTGTGGTTTATACATATTATTTGTTCTTGAGGTTGTTGTCTGAAGTGAATTGAGACGATTACGAATTTGGTCTAAATTAAGAGCCATGTTGTTTCTCCTTAAGTGTATTTGTTATTGTTATTTTGTTATTATTCATTATTTAGTTACTATTTCTGTAACCAAAAATAAGTATCTATCTGAAAGTGAAAACATCAATTTATTTTTAATTAGTTTTGAAATTTTCCCATTCCTTTTCTTCTCCAAGTTCTAATAGTGCTTCAATCAATTGTGGAACAAACTTTGGATTTAATGCTACACCTTTCTTGGTTGGTATTAAATCATCATTATCATTTTTACCATGAACTCTGATATCAACGAATGTGTTATCCTTATATTCTGATTCCTGGACTACTATAACTTCACGAGAATTTTTTTCTATTATTTTCATTTATAACCTATTTGTTTTGTTTTAAAAATGGTTGTACTATCCCCATTTTCCATACCTAAATATACAACACTTTTACTATACAAGTCAAGTGTTTTTTTTATTATACATCAATTATTTTAAAGAGTTTTGTTTTGATAACTTTTAATCCTTCATCACCCGTAAGTAACATAGAGTTACGATAATTTTCCCAGGGAATTGGAAAGTTTTTATCCATTGAACCATCGTTTAATAATATCACAATTTCATTAATTGCGTTTATAGTGTACAATGAATTAGTGTGTTTCTTTCTGTGTAAAGAAATTGTATGTGGTAAATGTATACTACTTCCTTTGTTAACATTATAAGTTAACATCATCTGTCTATGATTTTCAACATTTTCCAGAATATAAATTTTGTTGAAGACAACATCATAACTATCTTTGACAAGGTCAACAATATCTTTATAATCTCTCCTTTGAGAGAATGAACATAGTAATTGAGTATTCATTATTTATTCCTATCACTCATCTTGCCTTCAAGACAATTTTGCATATCTAAACCAAGTCCACCAACCACACTATTATTACCAACACCTTTACTTCTGAATGCTTCTTCTCCAACACTAATAGGTCTCATAGCCCCTTCCTCTCTTCCTCGTCTTGTATCTGGTACCATAGTATCAAAAGATATATGAGCA